TAGCTTTACCATCTTCTGTAGAGGTACGGAAGAAGAAAGCCACATCTTTTGGAGTGAGGTTTTTGTTGTACACTTCCATACCGTCTTTAACTTCGATTCCGTACAATACTTTCCGTGCTTCTGTTGGCAAGTCAAGCACTGAGATTTCCAATTGTGCATCAGTGATACCAGATGACAATACTACGTATGGTCCATCATCGGCAGCAATCGTTACAAGTTCGTTCGTGATATCAATCTTAGCAGATTTCATACCAGTCAATTTCATAGTTGTTGGGACTTTGTTTTCAGCGTTAACTTCACCAAATTCAAATCCACGCAATCCAAATTTAACTTTAGACATTCATTAATCCTCGTTTCTTAATTTCTCTAATTGCCAATCAAAAAAACGATACTTTCTTACGTTAACCAGTAAGTCAATATCGTTATCTCTGTATCTTGGCAGTTCGTTCGTTGTGTAACGTTCAAAACCGTTACTTTCTAAAATCTTATCCATCAATTCAGCAATCTGTTCAGAATGCTTGGCATTTAAACACCAAAAGTTGATTGTAATCCTGTGTTCAGTCGAGATGGTTTTATCATCTGCAAACTCAACATCATTCTCATAGGTTGGATAAATACGCATAAATGGAGCAAGCTCCTTACTCAAAGCGTTCGTAGGGCGCTCTGGGATATCATAAGTAAAAATGCCTTGCTTAAATCCAAGGCCGAATTTCTTCCCTCGTAATTTATCGAGTAAGCTATTCAGTTCTTCGTTATTGCTTAATAACTTATAAGCTATTGTTTCTACTGTCACAATCCCAATCCCTCCTTTACTTTCGTAGCGTATATTTCCTTTACAATTGGTGTTGCTTCGTTAATTGTTCTTTCTTCAAATCCTTGTGCTTTCTGGTACTTCGTACCATCGTCTGGAAAGTGTATCCGCCAGCCTGTAGCACGACCAAAGCCGATATCTTTCGAGATTAAACCGTGGTCACCGCCTTTAAAACTGGTTACTTTCGTATCATCTCTAGCATGGATACCGTCCATAACAAAATAAACAGGAGTATATACTTTTAGTATTTTTTCGACTTCATCCGCTCCCTCTTTGACCGCTGCTCTTGCAGCTTTCGGAGCTTTAACCTGCAGTTCGTTAAGCCGTGATAAAATCTGATCCAGACCCTTTGTCATGTGCGCCTCTTAATGCTGATCTTATCCATGTCAAATGATGATTCATCCACATCGACCGATACGATATCGTACTCAAACCCGTTAAACTCAACATGATCGGAGCTATCAAATGGTCGCTCTGGATTGTGACGAATATACAAGGTTTTTAATTCGCTTGAAGAAACAATTCCTTTAGCTTTCTTGTTGGCTGTCTGATTCGCTCCCTCTTGAAAGTCTTTCAAGGAAGTCTTAGCAACCTCTGCCCAACAAGTATAGAGGTTTTTTCGAGATGGAGAGATAACCTCACCATCCTCATTTTGACCTCCAATTTCACGGAAGAACGTTACTCTGTGATTCATTTTTCTTGTGATCATCGAGTTCCCTCCGTGTGCGTAGTTGATGGATAATATTAAGTACACCGTTTGCCAGTCCATGACGTTGTGTGTCAGCAGACAAGCCACGATGTTCGTATTCCTCTTTCACTTGCTTCTTAACTGCAAGCGAAAATTTAGCATATTTAGCTAAATCTTGAGGAGTTACATCATTTCCAATAGCAAAACAGATTTCATCTTCTGCAGCATCAATCATCTCTTCGAGCATTTGATCCTCAAAGTCAAAATCAATCTTACAGTATAGTTTTACATCTTCTAAATCCGTTACAGCCATGCTATCACGCTCCAATCAATGCAAGTAGTTGCTCTTTGGTTTGTGATGCACTGTATGTGATTCCTTTGCTATCGAGATAAGCCATGATATCAGCTTTGGTGCTACTTGCGGTTGGAGTAACCGCAGACCGTGAGACACCCCCGCTTGCTGGGGGAGTATTAGGGCATAGTAACGAAGTAACCAGCTTTCGCATCAGCTTTCTTAACGTCAAAGCGTACAACTGCTTGCAAGTATTGACCATAGATTTCGTTGTCAGTCCAACGTAGACCAAGCTCTTGACGGTCTGCAAAGAGTACAGCACGTTGGATGTCACCGATAAACGCATGAGCTTCACCGTCAGCACCAAGTGTTGTGTCAGAAACTACAAATACTGGATGACCAAGGAACGCTTTACCAGATGCAGATGTGATTGAATCTTGAAGAAGGTAACGGTCATTCTTATCTTTCAAAGTATCAAGTTTTTGGTAGAAACTTTGAGAAACTACAAATGATACGTTGTAAGCTGGATCAAGATCTTTATTCAAGATGTGCTTGATTTCATCAAGGTTTGCAGCACTTTTTGCTTCAAAATCTTTCAAAACAGTAGCGATTGCATCGTTTGTAGTATTAACCTTGATTTGTTGTGCAGCTTCTGCAACAATTGCCAAAAGGTCAACATCCGCATCGTCAATAGCTTCTTGAGACAATGGAATCGCACCACGGTAAGTCTTAACTTTCCAGTCAACTCCTGTAAATTCTGGTTTAGCAAGAGCTGGGTTCTTTTCCAATTCTTCAACACTTGCCATCTTAGATGTAGCTTTCTTCAAGATTGGATAAGAGCCTTCACCTTTAGATGCTTTGTGGATTGTTGCGAATTGTTTAAGGTCAACAACTGTCTTAACTTCACGCATTGGTGTAGTTACGATTTCTTTGCTGGTAACCTTTTCAGTTCCATCTTTCTTCAATCCGTCAGTAGTAGGATTAACTGCTACGTTCATAGGAATGAGCAGGTCTTTTCCTTCAAGTTTCAACTGTGCATCAGCTTTTGCACCTTTAGTACGGATGTACTCGTTTACTGCTTCACGGTAAGATTTAGTTTCTGCTTTTACTTTATGAGCTTTACCAGCTTCGCTTTCAACGTTACCAGCTTCTGCAAGTTCATAAGACTTCAAGTCGTTTTCAGCTTCTTCTTTTTGAGATTTCAAAGCATCAATATCAACACGAAGTGCACGCGCTTTTTCAAGATCTTCAGTATTCAAGGCAGATTTCAATTCTTCTGTCTTAGCGGTGATTTCTGCGCTAGCTTTTGCAATTAGCGCTTTAATCTGTTTCATTTTTTCTGTATACATACCTTTATTTCTCCTTTCGGTATTAAAAAAAGAGCTTAAAGCCCTCTGAGTAATTCTTCTTTTTCGATTTCTCGTAGCATATTTTGAATTTCTGACTTACGCTTGCTACGGTTAGCGTAGAAGTCATCAATAACCGCTTGCGGTAACAATCCATTTTCAAGGCTTGCTACTGCTCCAACATCATCAAAGGACATCACTTCATCCGCAAAACCCTTTTCAACCGCTTCACTAGCTGACATATAAGTTTCATTTCTCATCATGTCAAGGATTTCTTCTTCTGATAAACCAGTTTTAGCTACATAAGCATTGATAATAGCTTGATCGCTTGATTTCAGTGCATTAGAAGCCTTATCTAAATCATCACTATTGCCAGATACGTATCCGTAAAGTGCCTTGTGGATCATGATTTGTGCTGTTGGGCTAATAAGCACCTTGTCAGCGCCCATAATCGCAACACTTGCAGCACTCGCAGCCATTCCAGTCACTTCTACAGTCACATTCCCAGAATAGCTTTTTAAAGCTGTATAGATTTCACTACCAACTGTGACAAGTCCACCGTTTGAATTAACTTCCAAAATGATGTCGCCATTGTCTTCTGGAAAGGCATCTGTGATAGATTTAGCACTTACCGCTTCCAAGCCAAAGTAGTCGTAGGCTTCTTGACTATTATTCGGAATTAGTGGCCCTTTCATCTTGATTCTCTTTGCCATCTTCATTCTCACCCCCTTTCATTGCTTGATATTCCTCTTTCTTATCGAGGAACACATAATTCAAGCTGGACTGATAACGATCCATGTTAGGATCAGACGAACGCTCTTTACCAAGTTCCACACGCCCCTCGTTGGGTGTGATAACTTGGTTAATAATCAACTTCGTGATTTCATCTACGTTACGACCCGTCACGCTTCGAGTGTCGAACTCGATCTTAAATAGTTTGCGCTCTTCATCGCCCAGCACTTTAAGAGCCAGTTCACTCGTGATTGCGTCAAAATAAAACGGCAAGTCGTTCGCAACATAATCCTCGGCCAACTGTGCTACTGACTGGTTAGGGCTATTCACACCCAGCTTATAACTAGGTACTCGCAAGGCTTTCGCAATTTGTGCGGTCGTAAAGTTATTAGATGTGATCAACTGCAAAACGTTTGTATCAATTTCGAGTGGTGTATATTCCTGTGTGTCATCAAATACCAAAGGACTTCCACCAGTCGAACCCTCACGCATCTTTTCAAAGTCCATACGGGCTTTCTTACGTGCTTCACCGTTTAACTGCGCACCTTTTAGCTTGATAATTCCACTAGAAAATCCATCACGGAAGAATTTAATCAAGGTATTCAGTCCACCATCTTGCAGGCTGATCTCGCTACCAAGCGATAGCAGTGGAGACCGTCCTAAAATGGTATCGTGGCTAAAGAACTTCCAATGAATGACATCTTCCGCTTTACATTCAATCGCCTTACCCGTCAAACGGTCACGGAAGGTATATATCAGTCTGTGGTCG